AGATAGGAAAATGCGGGCTAAATGTGTCTCTAATGATTTTTTGAGGCGATCAACAACATGGATTTTCAGCCAGTGAACGGGGAAGGGGCCGTACTGTGCGAGGATCAGCCAGTTAGGGTGATTCAGAGGGATTTGCAGTTGATCGGCAGGGCAAGGAGACAGGGCTGGTTGAGTGATCCCAGTGACATGCAGAGGATTGCCAGTCGAGTCGTAAAAATTGCCCTGAACACCCCGGACGAAGAACTTGCTGTGAGGGCCGCTGCGGAAGTCCGGCAGATGGTCGCACAGGACTTGAAGATCGAAGCCGATGGCGTCCCCCAACAAATCGAACACCATCACACCCACGAACTCGGCCCGGTAACGGCGGACAACTTTGCAGAGTCAAAAAGAAAACTCGCTGAAAGAATTGCTCGACTCGGCAGAGACTCCTGAAGACGTTGAGGCGGTCATGCAGTTGGTCGCTGAGATTGAGCAGTCGACCAAGGATCGTGACAGATTTGACCTCAAGACGCTTTCAGAAGTCGCGGAGTTCTTTGGCCTTGATGAGCAGACGGTGCGAACATGGAGACTCAAGACACCAGCGATGCCAGGGGAGCCGGGCAAATGGCCGATCAAGTCAATCGTTCAATGGCGATGCAACTGGATCCAGCAAACAGATTTGGCAGCAGCAAAGAGGCAACAGGACTTCGAGCTTGGACAGATTCAGGTCGAGACGAAGCGGTTGGAATTGGATCGTGAAAAGGGGTTGATTCTCGACCGGCAAGACGTGGAACTGTGGGCGTCGACAGCTCTGATTGAACTCAGAGAGGGAATCATGCAGTTGCCGGAAATGTTAGCTGCATCGGCTCCGCAAGAACTCAAGGACTTCACCCGCAGCGAAACAGACAGACATTGCCGAGACTTACTCACGGCGACACATCGACGGCTTGAGATGGCAGAGATCGGAAAGGAGGGATTGAAAGAATGATCAAGCTAAACGCGACGCGATTCCTCCGACCGCATCAAAAATATTCTGCCCGCGAATGGCTGCCTAAGCACGTTCAGATGCCAGTTGGCACTGAGACGGCCGGAATGCCGTTCAGTTTGGCTGCATTCCCTCACGTCGATTCCGTGCTTGATGCGTTTGACGATCCAAAGGTGCGCCAGATCGTTTTGCAATGGGCGTCTCGACTTGGGAAAACGACGACATGCCTGTCACTCATGGCAAAGGTCGCGGGGACGAATCCGAGAAACATGATGTTTGCAGGCCCAACAAAGGACGCGGCTGGGCGAGTCATTGGTTCAAGGCTTTACCCAATACTCGGATCGGCTGAAGGCGTTCGGCAGCAACTTCCGCCAGAGGCCCGCAGAAGCAAGCTGCACGTCAAGCTGGAGTCATGCCAGATTTTCGTTGGATGGTCAGGATCTGAAACAAGCCTTGCAGACGTGGGAGCATTCTTTGGCCACGCATCCGAGATCGACAAGTGGGATGATTCCGCCAGCAAGGAAGGCGACTCGCTAAAGCTGTTCGTCAATCGATTCAAAGGCTTTCCCGATCACAAAATCATTTTCGAATCTACGCCGACGATCGCGGGTCGGAGTCGCATCGAAAAGAAGATGACGGAAAGCAACCAGCATCGCCGGTATGTTCCATGCCCGCACTGCGGAGAGTTTCAAGTGCTGATTCAGGGCGTCGAAGGCGTTCCGGGCGGCTTTGACTGGGATCGTGACAGCAGCGGAAAGTCAGATCCTGACGTTGCTCTGCAGACGGCTCACTACGTTTGTAAGTTCTGCCAAAAAAAGATTGAGAACCATCACCGGACTGTCATACTTCGCGCGGGTGTTTGGGTTCCGAATGGATGCACGATAACACCGGACGGGGCGATTCATGGCAAGGCACTGAAAGACGGTTCAGATGTTGTCGGCTTTGGTCCACTGGCATCGTGGTACGCACTCACAGAGACATGGGGAAACTTCGCAAGGCTCTGGATTCAAGCACAGAAGCGGCCAAGGGATTTGCAGGACGTTGTGAATTCCTACAAGGGCGAGACATGGGCGATTCGGAAGAGCAAGAGCACGCCGGAAAAGGTCGGAATCAAACTTCGCACGGACATTCCGCGACGGCTATTGCCGGGCTGGACGCGGCTAGTGACGGTTACGATCGACCAACAAAGATCAGACGGCGGGTATCGGCTTTGGGTGTGTCTTGCTCACGGAATCAATCGGGCTGCTCACGTCGTTGATTACGGACTTTGCCAACATCTTGAAGAGGTTTGGGATCGGCACATTCGATCACCGTATCAGCACGAAGACGGCGGCAATCCGATGATGCCACACGCCGCGGCGGCGGACTCTGGATGGGACACCAAAAAGACATACGACTTTTGCAACGCACACAACGGAATGCTGCCATTGAAAGGCAGTTCTGGCGACATCAGCGGCGGACTGCCGTACAAAGTCGCCGAGGTCGAATCGGGCCAGTACAAAGGGCAGTCATTGTTCACGGTGAACACTGACTTTTGGGAAACGGATCTTCAAGCGAGACTTGACGAGCGGGATCCGGGAGAAGATGAATCACTGTCACTCTGTGCCGGTGCCGATGGGGATTTCGAATTCCTCGAACAGCTGTGCAACGGCACGCTGACCGACAGAGTCGACGGGCGAAATCAGGCGAAATTGTTATGGGTCAAAAAAGACGAATCGCTTCCAAATGACTACCGCGACGCGGTTAGATACGGGCTCTGCCTTGCACACGCTTACATCGACGAAAACGGAGGCTATCCGCCCCGCAGCAACGTCTGGACGCAATCAAAAACAGTCGTCAACTCAGGAACGCAGCGGCCGGACGGAAGGAACTGGAATGAGTAAGCAAAGACCAGAGAAGCCAGTTGAAAAGCCAGTCGAAAGGGTTGTTGAAAAACCGCAGACGCGCGTGATTGAAGAACACCGGCATTGCCCGATTTGTTGGTCAGGGAATGGGGGCTACGGGACAGCATATTCCACGCAAGGCCAGACACGATACTACAAGTGCAACCAGTCGACGACCGACAAAGGGCCGTGCGGTCACACCTGGACGGTTTTGGTAAAGCTTGAGGTAATCAGGGTTGAGCACCGAATCGTGAGCGTCGAGGGACAGCGGTAATCCGTTTACCAACCTAGCAACACTGGTAAGGACATTTGTGGTTTAGTCTCGCAAACTGCGAGCATGACAACTGCCTCCGATCTTCTCGACGCGACTAACGCCGCAATCTTGAAGGCTCTGACATCGCAAGAATATCAGGGTCCGGGCGGTCGTCGGCAACGAATGGCGGATCTGGCTCAGCTTCGGCAGACTCGAAAAGAGTTAATGGACGAAGTCGCAATGGGCTCGACCGGCTCAATGTGCTCTCTCCTTTCAATGGGAGATGCGAGCCTATGAGCTTGATCGATTCCATCGTCGGCATCTTTTCGCCAGCCGCGCAGCTCCGACGCATGGAAGCACGGGCTACGATTCAGCAGGTCAACAAACTGCTTGGCACTGCAAAAGGCCCGTACGCTGCGGCCAATATCAATCGACTGAATGCACTTCGCGCAATAGTTCAAAAAGAGAATGAAGTAAGCGGAAGCCGGATTGAATTTCTTCGCGCTCAATCATGGGATCTGTACCGAGACAATCCAAGCTGCAGAAAAATCGTCCGATCCCTTGAAGCCAAGGTGATTGGCAAGGGGATGCACCCTGAATCACTCGCATTGTTCGCCGATGGCACTCCAAATGTGCCTTTTCGAGAGCGTGCAATGCAGTTGTGGGAGCAGTTGCAGAGCGGATTCGATGCCCGTGGACTGCCCGGAAAAGGCGGTTTAACGATGGGCTGCCAGCAGAGATTGGCGTTCCGGTCTGTCATTTTGTCCGGCGATACGCTTTATAGAATCAAGCCGATCAATGCTGCTGAACAATCGCGGCGGAACCTTCCGATTGCTGTGGTTCTGCAGTTGGTCGATACCTGTCGGCTGGCGAGTGAATCAGAGATTACTGGCGGCACATTAGCTTCCGGCAATCGCATCTTCCGTGGCATCGAACTCAATGCGAACGATGAACGTGTTGCGTATTGGGTCAAAAATAACTCCGTTTCTGACTCGGCAGCGGCTCCGGCAACGGCAATCCGGATCCCAATCGACAAGATGGGACATCTTTACATCGAAGAAGACATTGACGAGCTTCGCGGAGTGCCGTGGTTTTCGTCTGCAATCCTTCGCGCTCGTCGCACTGATGACCTTGAATACAACGTTCTGACCGCTTCGGCGATGGCGTCGTGCATGGTTGCGGCCTACAGCAAGCCGACTGGTGCTAATAAGCTCGGGCTGAATCAGGGATCCGACTACAACTCGACATCTGCGGACGGCTCCGATCTGACGGACAGTAACGGCAACACGATCAACAAAATTCAGCCGGGCATGGTTGTCAATAAAGGCAAAGACGGTTCGTTTGAGCTTCTCAGCCCTAACCAACCGAACATGAACCCGGAAGCGTTCGTGCAGCATCTCCAGCGTGGCACGGCATCGGCCATGCCAGGCACAAAAGCCAGCACTGTCACCGGGGACTATCGCAACAGTTCATTCAGTTCTGAGCGATCGGCGGACAACGATTGCTGGCCAGAAATCCAGATTGTGCAGGAGTGGTTCGCGTCGCACTACTGCCAACCAATTTGGGAAACAATTCTTCGCACCGCAGTCTTCGAAGGGTATTTCGATGGCATCGTGTCGGCTGAAGAGTTCCAGTCAAATCCGGAAATGTTTTCAGCAGCCAACTGGCAAGGCCCGGTCGCTCTTTCCATCAATCCGAAAGATGACGTTAGAGCAGCCAGCGAACGAATTCACGCTGGGCTTTCTTCACTTCAGATGGAATGTGCCAAGATAAACGTGAACTGGCGAGACGTGCTGAACGATGCCGCTGAACTTTATTCAGTGGCTAAGTCTAAAGGCATTCCGCCCGAAGTGATTAACAACATTATGGGCGTCGACGCACAGGATCAGATTGCAGCGGCCACGATGGCAGATCAATCGGCGGCTGAATCACAAGTCATCTCTGGCCAACAGCCAAGAAGCCTGAACGAAGCCGAGCTAATGGAGCAAATTGTCAATGCGTAAACGCAGCCAAAGAGATCAGGCTACAGCCGACACAAACTATCGATCTTTAATCGTTCGAGCCGCGACGTTCAACGAAGAAGGCCGAAGCGTTGAGGCGGTCATCAGCACCGAGCAGCCGGTGGATATGCCGGACTGGGGTCGCCAGGCGATGGTTCCGGAAGTTCTAGTGCCATCCGGAGCAGAGTTTCCATCGAATCGGCAGGTTCCGTTTCTTGATTCACATCAACGCCGATCGGTCAAAGATCAACTCGGCTCGGCTCGAGAAATCAAGGTCAACGGGAACGAAATCACGGCGACGCTGGTGTTTCGCAAAAGCAAAGAATCTGACGACGCACTTGGCGGCGTTCGGGACGGTCACATCACCGACGTTTCGGTCGGATATGACGTTCTCAAACGCCAGTACATCGAAGCCGGGGCAAAGAAAACAATCGGAAATCGGACCTATGAAGGGCCGGTGAATGTTGTGACGAAGTGGCGGCTCCGAGAAGTCTCGTTGACTCCGATCGGGGCAGATGATCAGGCAAAGTTGCGTGGGCTGGACCCCGCAAAGGTCCGTTTTAAGTCCTCAGAAGAACAGGAAGAATTCACAATGAACGCAGAACTCCGCGCTTTGCTGCTGTCAAAAGGCATGTCAGCAGATCTCACAGACGAACAGGCTCAGCGATGGTTGATCGACAACGCCGCCAAGCTCAGCGAGGTTAAAGAAGAGAAGAAGGAAGAACGCAGCCAGTCTCAGAGCCCACTGCCATCTGCGGTAGATCTCGCGAAGCTGGTCGCTGATGCGACCCGCCAGGCCATTGCCGATCAGGCTGCAACGCGCAAGGCGTTCGAGGTCGATGTGCGTGAACTTTGCGAACTGTCCGATATGCCCGGAGAGATCGACGCTTGCCGAGCCTTGGAAGATATCGCGGCTGTGCGAAAACACATCAAGGACGTGAAAGCAAAGACTGCCGAGCACGTTCCATACGGTGCGAGCGTTCGACATGTTGGCAGCGGTGCTGAGCGTCTTCGCTCCGATATCGGTTCCATCTTAGCAGAAAAGGCCGTTCGCTCTGCTGTAAACGGCGACGAGGCAAAACTGGAAAAGCATCTTCCAGCGGCCAATCGCTCAAAGACTGCTGGCCAGTTGACTCACGCAACGTTGCTCGATTTGGCTACTGAATTCGTCCGATCGCAGGGTGTTCAAGTTCTCGGATTGACACGCGAACAAATCGCCATTTGTGCGATGTTCGGGCCAAAGGTCGCAGGCATTCGCAACCAGCGAGATGACGGTGCATATAACACCACTGGAAGCTTTGCGAACCTGACGCTGGATGCCATCAATAAATCCATGATGGTCGGCTATCAGGAAGTTCCAGCAACATGGCGTGGGCCAATGCGTCAAGGCGATTCAGTCGCGGACTTCAAGGCCATCAATCGCATTCGCCTCGGTGGTATCCCGAATCTTCCGGTCTGGAATACGACTGAAGAGCCTGACCGGGCAAGCATGAAGGACGCGAAAGAAAGCTACGCGGTTGAAGCTCGATCCATTGGGGTCGATTTCAACTACAAGCTGATCGTGAACGATGACATGAGTGCCTTGACTCGCATCCCGTTGGCTCTTGGTGATTCAGCCGCGCGAACTGTCAATGCCGTGGCATGGTCACAGATCACCAGCAACCCAACAATGGGCGACAGCGTCGCATTGTTTTCTGGCGTGTCAGGAAACCGGAAGCAGAGCAACGCAACGACTGGTTCCGTGAGCGACTACACAGCCGCCATCAACACGATGACCAATCTGATGATGGTAATGAAGGGCGAGAACACTCCAGAAGAAGCAGCCGGGCCGGATATTCTTGCTCTGATGCCGACATACTGCGTGTTTCCTGCCGCACTTCGCGGGACGCTGTTGCAGTTGATCTACTCACAGACAGATCCAAAGGCATCCGTTGCGGGCATTCCGAACATCAACAACGGGTTGATTCCTGTGGTTGAGCCGCTGTTGGATGGTGCTTCGACTACAGCGTTTTACCTGTTCGCAAATCCAAGCCGAATCGACACCGTCGAAGTAACCTTCCTGCAAGGTCAGGAGACTCCACAGGTTCGAAGCGTCATGGACGAACATACATTGGCGATGACTTACTACGTGCTCCAGAGCGTAGGGGCCAAACCGCTGAATCATCGCGGCATCCAACGACATGCCGGAGCGTAATGAGTTTGTGATTTGATAGCCAAAGCCGCTCCATCCGTGGGGCGGCTTATGGCAGTAGAAAAGTCAGTTCTCGGTGTTCCGGGAATACCTTAGTCCGCCAATAGCGGCAACACCATTTGAAAGGCATTGAAATGATTACTCGTGGCACTGCAGAATTCTGCGACTTATTCGACCGGGCACAAACGTTTTCAACTACGCCAGGCGCGAAGGGCTGGACCATCGCTGATACCTCGGCGGCCGGCTCACCGACTTATCTCTGCATCACGGAAGACGGCGGAGCTGCCGCACTTACCTGTGCGGCAACGAGCGAAGCTGAAAACCTTTGCCTGTATTTCAACGATGTTCTGCCGTGGGATCTTGCAAACCTGCAATACGTCAAGTTCGTCGCGAAAGTGGCAGGCATCGACTCAGTGACCACATTGACAATGGGCGTTGGATCGGCTCGAAACGATACCCCAGACAGCGTTGCTACGAACGCATGGTTCCGGATCGAAGGGTCAACTTCGACTTCAAACGTAGTCGTTGAGACCGACGACGCGGTCACGGACAACGACGACAAAGCGACCGGGCAAACGCTGGCAGCGGTCTACAAAACATTCCTGATCGATTTCACGAATGGACTGGCTGACGTTCGATTTTACATCGAAGGTGAGCGGGTCGCATCCGCGACGACGTTCAGCATGTCCGGCCTGACAGCTGGCTTGAACGTGCAGCCGATTATCCAGATCCAGAAGGCTTCGGGAACTGGAGTTCCTGCAGTCACAATCGCTCTGGTTGAAGCTCAGTTCCGCTACGCATACGGTGCATAATGTCTCTGAAAACGCAAATCATTTCCGACGTGGCTGATGTGTTTCTGCAGGTCGATGACTTTGCAGAAACCTGTCAGCGTTTCGTCGGAGGCGATGCGGGAGACATTCGGACAATCATTGGCATTCCCGGCGACGATATGACGGCTACAGACGATGTTCGCGGACGTGGCTACACGCATTCGCGGACATTTGATTTCGCCGAAACGTCGACGCTTACGGAAGCCGATGCGATCCGGATCGGTTCAGTTCGCTACGAAGTGGTTCACGTTTCAGACCCAATGCAGGGAATGAAAACGGCAAAGCTCGCACGCACACAGCAGGAAGTGAAAGGCGGGCGAGTGTTCCGCACTGGTGATCTGTAATGGCTGCTCTTGATGTTGGCACCGCACTCACGAGCCTGCGAACGATGCTTTCAGCACTGCCCGCATGGCAAACGATTTGCGGCGTATCGACATCAGCAGAAGCAGCGAAGAAAATTCATTACGGGGCCGTTGAGCTTGACTCGGACGAACCAACATCAAGCTCGAATCCCTGCATTGTTTTGGACATCACAAGCCTGTCAACAATTTGGAAAGCCACAAGGCTTCACGGGACGGCGGTCTTCGAAATCCGTTTCTATTTGGAAATGCCGGACGCAGAGAAAGCAACTTACGGAACGCAGTACATTTGGATCTGGCAAAAGTTCTCGGCATTGCTTGACGCGATCAACACCACACTCAGTCGCGACGGTGGCGAGATGGTCAAGACCGTCGACATTCCGCTGATGCCTGGGAGATTGGATCCGGACAACAACGGCGGCGGGAGTGAGTGGAACTTCGTGTTGTCGCTCGGGGTTGATTTTATATGACGATTAACATCGTTACGGAGATCCAGCGGGCACAGCTACTTCCGCGAGTTCACAACAGAATCATGCGGCAATTAAATCGCGAGAACATGGAACGCCATGTTGCGAATCGATTGCCAAAGCATTTTAAGATGGTCGCTTACTCTGAATACGGAGCCCGGCGACGATCGGCAAAGTGGGAGAAGACAAAGGCGAGACTGTACCGGACAAAGAACCTTCCGAACGTCGCCAGCGGAAAGATGAAGGAATCCATCAGGACAAAGATCACGGCGACACCAGACGGAGCAAGGCTGCAGATCAGGGCGGCACTGGGGTCGAAACTACCGGCTGAGGAGTGGGCCGCAATGAGCCCGCAGCAGAAGGCCAGATGGACCCGACAAAACACACGCCGAATGGCATCGTGGCAGAAGCGAGAAATCGCGGTGATGTCGAAAGCGGAAATCGCTGAAGAACGAAAACGACTGGCGATCGATTACAGGATCGCAGCACTGAACCCGGCCAATAGCCGCAAACGAAAACGAAGGACGAAATAATGGCCAAATATTTTGTATGTGCGGATGCCTTGTTCGGTGCAACTAACATTCGGCAGGTGACGACCGCGAATCATTCGACCAATCAGGAACACCGCAAGGCCATGAACTCAGGCGGTGCGGCTGTCGTTCAGATCAGTGGCAAGTCGGGCGGGGAGATCTCGCAGATCGTCTCGGGCGATTTGGCCGCGTTGGTGGCATTAAACACGAGCACATTTTGCAGCGCTGGCCTGTCTCTTCTTGCCAGTACAATCACGATTCCTTTCAAGATTCGGTCTGCCGGTGCGTTGTTCGTGTCAGGATCAAACAATGTAAACCTCACCGGGGCGAATGCTCTGATCGTTCCAACGTCATTTGAAGCCAGCCAAGACGGTGACTTTGCTCTGGCGAATATGGACGTGCATTGGTTATCCGCTGACGGACTCGTGAAGGGATGCGACGACACCGTTTCCGCAGCCATCGCGGCACAGTCATTCAATGCCGAATACACGCTCGGGCCATGCTACATCAACGGTACGGCAATCGCGGGCGTTCAGTCCTTCCGGGTGACGCCAGGCATTGAAGTCGTAAAGCCGCCTTTGGGATCCGGCTCACTGTTTCCGCTGTTCGCATCGATCAAGGCAGCAGTTCCGACGATGCAGCTCACCGTAAACGACTTTGACGCAATCGCCGGAACTGTCGGCGACTTTACGGCGATGACTTCCGCCAACTTCTATATGAAGAAGCGGGCCGACTCTGGAACGTTCACCGCCAGTGCGACAGCCGAGCATATCCGATTCACGTTCGCTGCGGGACTTGCTGACACAGACAGCGTTTCCGTCAGCAACAACGACGATGGATCCGCGACGATCACGCTACACGGCAAAGTGCTAACTGCTGCAACTGCTGTTGCCCTGCCATAATTTGCGAGAGGCTAACGAGTGCATTTCCTGACATTTATTCCGGACTGCTCACCACCCGAGATCGAGGACCGCGCAAAAGCTGCGGGGTTACTCGATTTGCTCGGCGGTCATAATGCCGTGCGGTGCATGAGCGGGCCGAATGAATTGGCCGGAATGATGATTGCTCACATGCACACAATCGGCTCTCGGCATGATTACTCGCCAACTGAGCAAGAGTGGGTTCCGTCAGTTCAGAAGATCGACGGGAAGCCGCTTTATTACGTGGGATTCTGGACGAAGGAAGAACCCAAGGAGGGCGAACTTCGCAGGAATTACACGCAGGCCGGTTCGCTGACTCAGTTCGGGGCCGCGAAGTGGAAGCTTCCGACACCTGACACCGTCGACGCTCGGGCAGTCTACGCTGATGACGGTTCGATGCGATGGGAAACGATCCGCCAGTTCTCCTGGATGTGTGACGAAGCCAAATTGATCCGCGATGAGTATCTGCAATCGTTCGGCGTTCGTGACATGGTGTTCCGTGTTGAGCCATCAGTGCAGATCAACTGGTTGCTGAAGTTGCTGCGAGTCAATTACAGGCTTCTTCCTGAAGTCGCTGTGCGTCTCGACATGTGGACGGGCAAAGATCACATCATGGATACGTTCCTCTCGACGCTGGGGCTACAGAGAGGAGCATCTAGTGCCGGATGAAATCATAACCGTTGAATGGATCGCGACAGCCCAGAGTATGCTGGCGACGATTCAGAAGATTGACAGCAAGATCGAGCGTCAAGAAAAGTTGATGCAGAAGCTGACTGACACCTCAAAGAAAGGTGCTGACGCGGCGGCTGGCTCGTTTAATAAACTTGAAAGCGAGTTAAAGGACAATGAACTAGCGCTAAAAAAAATGTCAATGGGAACACAGGCGTTTGCGGATCAAAAGAAAAAGGTCGACGCTTTACGGGAATCTGTCATCGGGGCAAAGGGCGCTCTCGGTTCAATGACGGCGGAACAAGCCGGTGCAGCAAACATCGTCGATCAGTTTACGTCAGCGATCGGCGGAACGGTGACTACGTTCCTCAGTATCGGGGCGATTGTTTCAAGCCTGAAAGCAGACCTTGAAAACCTTGCCCGCAAGCGAGAAAACGAGCGACTAGCAGAAGTCGATTTTGGAACAGCACTGGCCGCCAGAACAATCAGCAATCTTCCGCAAAACGAACGCGCCGCTGTGAAGCCTTTAGCGTTAAACGTCGCGGACGAGATCGGAGCGAACCCCGGAGCAGTCGTGGAAGCGATCGGAGAATTGCGATCTGCTGGCGCTCAGGATCTGCTTGAGGCGGCGTCTTTCTTGAGAGAAGCGGCAAACGCCTTCCCGCAAGACCTAGCGGCAGCAAAAGGCATCGCCAGAGCAGCGTTAATCGAAGCCGGGGCGACTGGCAATCGAGACGCAAAACAGGTGATCGGCGGAACCATCGCGGCGCAATCAGTCTCGCTTACAAAAAGTCCTGAAGAGTTTGCGAAGTCCTTCGGCTCAAATATCGCGGCGGGGGTCTCCGTCTACAAGCAAAAGCCGGAGCAGGCCCGTGAGGAAGCCGCAATCTTCAGTTTGCTGGAAACTCGCGGAGCAGAAGTGGCGGCTGATGCTCAGCGTTCGTTTTACAGTCAGATTGCGAAGTTTGTTCCAGAGAAATCCGCGACACTAAAGACCGGAGAAAAAACAGCGGTCGAGGCTGGAGCCATCAAGAGCTTTATGGACGCGGATTTTACAACGCGGCAAAAGATGCTTGAACAGGACGATAACCTGCGAAAGCAATTTATCGACAAGCTCCAGGAGACTGGCCGAACTGCCATCATTCGACGTTTGCAGCCCACTAGCGAAGATCAAAAGATAATCGAGACGGCTCAGCAGGGCATCGGCTCAGACGCTCAAGGGGCTCAAATGCTTGCAGCTCAGCAGCAGCAGGCCGGAGTTGCAGCGGCGTTCGCAATCACTCAAGGACAGCGAGAAGCGCAGAAGCTGACTGCACAGATTAGGGCAGATCTCAAGGAAAAACTAACGGCGGAACTTGAGCAGACGCAAACCGCAATTGTAGAGCGAACTCGAGCTGGTGCTGGCGGTACTGCCCAAAGTAGCCTTGAGTCTTTCGGGGCATTCTTCGAACAGCTTATGAGCGGTGAATCACGGGGGCAGGTGTTGGAAAACACTGTTCAGTTTCAGGCGAACAACGAAGCGGATCCAAAGAATCGAGAATTTGCGCAACAGCAGTTGCAGCGAATCACAGAATTGAAGGCACAAATGGTGCCTCTCGATGAGACGAACAAAACCGGAGTCGTCGAACTAAAACGCATGGAAGACAATAGCGTCGCGGGGCGTGCTAGCCAGTTCGTGCAGGAAAAGGACGCGAACAAGGACGGCAAGATAGGACTGACCGAATTGAAAGACCTGCTCTCACACGGCATGGATCAGAAGAACTTAGACGCAATCCAAGGTATCCCCCGCGCGGATGGTCAAGAGTTCGTGACAGTCGCACAGATGCAAAAGGCGTTAATAGATTCCGGAGGGATATCGGAACTTATTCAACTCCAACGCGAAAACAATGAGATCCTGAAAGGGCAGGCACCGGCTAACAAGCAGGCAGCCCCGCCACAGAAACAACGGCCACAAGTTGCCCCACTACCAGCGGCCACAGCACCATGACAATCACGCTTGGAGACATCGACACAGGCACACATCCGCACGGCAGCATTAAGGCCGGGCCGTACGATTACGCGCGGGTAACGCAGCGGTGGTTCGGTGTGAACGGCGAATACACTATGGCAGGAGGAATCAGCGGCCGTGAGCTTTCTTGCTGGCTGCTTCTTACCGGGTACGCCAGCCATGCAGAGTTACACGCGGGACTGGCAAATCTCAATGGGCTTGCCAACACATCAGGGACGATGGACGTTGACGGTCTTGAATTTCTCAATGTGATTTTCAACGGATTCGAGCCTGAAGAAGATCCTTGGTACGACGGTTCAGGCGTAAACGGCTGGCAGGTTAAAGGCATGATGAAATTTAGACAGGCGGTAAGCACATGAACCAAGACGACGAAATCACGATTGAAGAATCGCCGGAGCCAAAGACGGAAAAGCCTGTCGACGTTGATGCGACATGGGACGGCAAAGGCTCCTTAGACGAACACCGGCAGAAAGAATTTGCAAAGATCGAACAGCCGGGATTCGGCGAATCAGGAAAGGTGAAATCAGATGGCGAATGAAGTAACAAGCAACCTGAGACTGCAGTTGGCTTCAGGTGTTGTGAAGAACGATTTTAACCCCGGCCGAATACAGGTGACTTACACGCCGCTGGTGATCTACCACAAACGGCACTTGATCACCACGGGCGAGGTCACAATCACCCACGGCGTCACGAATCCACGGTTCTGCATTCTGTACAACCACGATGCGGTAAACTACGTGGAAGCCGGAACGACGACGACAGACTATCCGATTTACCTACGAGGTGCCTCGGTTGCTACGCAATTTGAAATTGGCCCCGGAAAGTCTTCTCTTTATCTGAAGGCAAACACGGCAAGTTGCTACGTCGATGTGATCGTGTACTAAGGCGGGACTAAATGGGCACAGATGTCATTAATACAGAGGATTTGCTGTTCTGCTCCTATGCAGAAATGACAGTGCTTCTCGGGCCAGAAACCGGCGCGGCACCTGGTGCTGGCGAGGTCTTCGACAACGTCTACTGCTCAATCGCTGTTCAGTCCGCAGGCAGTCGCATCGACTATGCGGAGCTGACGTGGGCACTCAGTGAATCTCTGCAGAACCGAGAACAGCCAGCGGCTTTTGCCAGGATGGTTCAGGTGGAATTGCCGGACGCTGACGATACAAGGCTGCATCTCGGCGACTACATCAGCGAGGGCTTTCGGATTGATCAAGAGGGCGAAAGCCTGACAGCCACGAGTCAGTTGCGACCGTATCACTTCGGCGTTCCGGTCACTGGCTATCTGGTTTGGGACGCAATCGACAGTGCTGAGCGAAACATTGCGGACCATATTGTTTTCAATCCGACTGTTGATGAAAAGACACTGGGCAATCGCTCAGACAAGTATCGGACGGGGACGGGGTTCACTGGGCGGCTCTGGACGCATCCGGAACTGGCGGATTCTTTGGTTGGTGAAACGTACCAGGGGCAAACGCGAAGCGAATGGACGTTGTACGAATGTGTTCAGTCTTTGTGCGAACTACTGAATCCAGATCAGGAATTTATCGCTCGCCCGGTTACGGTGGATCTTGATGTCCTGACCGGCGCACCACCAATCAAGAATGTGTCGATCGAACTGGGCACCTATCTTCCGCAGGCACTCGACAAGATCTTGATTCCGCTTGGCTATAATCATTGGATTGATTACACGCAGCCAAAACCGCAAATCGTTTTCTTTAAGATCGGAGAGGGCGTTGAAAAGGAACTCAAGTATCCTGCGGTCAACGCGACTCTGGATCTTGCTGAAGCAAACACGAATCAGATCGTGGTCAATAACTCCATCGGGGACAGCTTCAATCAAGTCATTGTTTACGGAGATTTTGAAGAGGCTGAAGTCACCATGCCTCTTTACGCTGGTTGGCCATCTGCGAATGACACGATTGCATCGGCCGACCTTGCCAAGAAGGACGGGACAGAATACGCCTCGAACGAGTCAGCCTGGCGGTTGTTTATTGCCAACGAAGCTGGCGACATAGACCCGACAACATCACGACTCGGCAGAACTCCCACCGTTCCGGATCTCGGCGGGGTATTCACAATCGCGACGCCACACCGGCGAACAATTGGCGAGCCGCTAACGTACCAGGTAAATGACAGCGACACGAGCCAGAAGAAGCAGCGGCGGCCGGTGAAGGTAGAGTATTCGACCGACTCCGGGACAACTTGGAAGCCAGAGGAACCAGACTGGACGATCAAGCTTTGCCCGGATCAAATCGGAGTGTACTTCGACGGCAATGATGTTCCTCTGGAAATCTATGACGCTGGCAGTGCTTTCAGGTTGCGAATCACAGGGACTGTCAAAGGCGATTACAGAGTTCGCGGATATGCTGCGAAGCAATCGTGGGCCGTCAACGCTCGCACGGTCGAGCAAGTTCTTTTCATGCCTGAAAAGTTTCAGCGACGATTCCGCCAATCAACAGGAACGTTTGCCTCTGTACTCACCGGGACCGCAGACACGAAAGACGATTCGACGGAGGCGGAGGACTACGCAGAAAAAGTGCGAGACCAGAATCATTACGCCGATGTCGATTGCGAGTTCCGATTGCCGGGTTGGCACATTGAATACAAGATCGGGGATCTAATCACCAAAGTGGCGGGGCGTGAAATCAGTTGCGACGGTGCGCCAGATACGGCACCAGTCAGGCGGTACGTTCAAGTGGTTGAGCGTCGGTTCGAGATGTCTCGAACTGGTGGACCATCAACCGTGCTGATAGTCGATCGAGGAGTTGCACCGATATGACTCGGCGTGAGTTTCGCATCATTGCAGGGCAAGGCACCGGCAGCCCGGAACGACAAGCGACATCACGCAGGCACGCAACGCGGCGAGAGTTCAAAACAATTCATTGCGGTATGTTTGCAACGTCGCCGGACAGTGCATTTCCAATCAATCTGAGGGCATTTTCTGCCGCAAGTGGCTCAATGCTTTGGGAAGTTCGCAACTTCGCAGCCATCGCTCGCAGTCCAAACAACACGCTTTGGGGATGGTCCGTTCGAAAGGTGACCCCAAGCGGCTATTCTCGCCGGGTAATTTCTCAGGTGGTTGTGACATCGGTTGGAACGCAGCCGGGCGGCTCAACCTGGATAGCGAAAACAAATCCAGCTGGATGGTCCACTGGTGTCAGAACGGTCGCAGTCGATCTGGCAAAAGTTACCCCGGCTGGCACAAAAAGCATACTCGTAACCGATTGGCTGATTTACACAGATACAGCATCAGCAACAGCTGGAGACCTGTTTTCTGATAAGCCGATTCCCACGGAAGGCTATGCGCCAACGCCAGCACTCTACAAGGCAAACAATGACGGGAGAGTGATTCAGTATTCTGCTGCCTCCGTTAGCTTGCCCGCCTTTCCGGAGCCGTCAAGCTCGTCAGCAGACATTGTTATTCAGGATGGTCCGATCACTGCCAGCACGCTCAGCTTTACAATTCGGGCTCAGCCTTTATTTAAGCACGCCAGCGCTGGTGCCAATGCTCCGAAATGGAAATTTAAGCGGGCAGGAACGACGATAGATTTTCCATTGTACGGAACGACATCGGAAGTCATTACTGCTTTAGAGGCTCTGCCGGGCGTTGCGTCTGTTGCTGCGACTGGAGGCCCGTGTTGCTCTGTCAACATGCACATCACGGTCACATGGGATGATCCGAGTTATACCTTTTCTGATGCGTGGGTGACGTACGCAAACGCACAGGCGTCGAATCGAATGGTATGGAACTGGACCAATGGCGGCCCGTCGATGTTTTTGGTGCAAGGCGTGGAGTCTTTCACGTCGGACGGCACTGGGCTGCTTTCAAGCGTTGGGACGGATGGCCTGTTTCGTCGCAGGGCATGGGCGGCATCGTCAACGCATCCGTGGGACGATCAGAACGGAGCAAACGTTTGGGAAAAAACACCATTCAAAATTGGAGCAGATTCTCTTTCGCAAACAAACGAAAGAACGAAAGTCGGTGCGGGCACAACATGGGCCGCTGTGCCTCGTTCGTTTACTTTGGCGGACGTGCGTGGGGGCTCTATCCTTCTGCATCAGACGCGAGGGCGAGTGCCTGTCGTCGAGCCATCTGCAAACGCAATGACGACGCACGCGACTGTCGACGAAACAACCGGAGACACTGACAGCCTGCATGATGCACACATTAATGAACCTGCCACTTCCCGGCTGACCGAAAGCGGGTATCTGACTTGCTGGGGCGCACATTATGCCTATGCGTATCAGGCTGGCGACGAGGGTGTGGCCCCACCTCCCGGAAACTCATTTGATACCTCGCTAGGTTCATTTAAGCGATGCCACAGCGGACGGCAATTCGCAACGGGAACGGGAGATTTGTTCGAGCCGTTTGCATTGCATGAAGCGCCCGAAAATACTTTAAATCATGCCGCTACTGATGCGAACTATTACCTGACCGGTCTTGCTGACGACGGCCCTAATTTCGATTGGGATTTTGAAACCTATGGTGAGTTAAGCGCAAACGAATATCGATCCGCTGGCCGGTATGTTGCGTGCCGGTGGACAGCGTTCGCGGCTGGAACTCCGGACCCTGTATTGCCAGCACATCGGCGGGAATCATGGTTAACGTTCGCGGCACTGGAGTGGCCCGCAGCCCCGCCTGATTTAGAATGGCGTTTCGTGCATCATCTCGGCGGAACCAATCACAAGACCACAGCATGGTTTGCAATTGATGCCACAGAAGCAGAAGTAGAGACCGAACTTCAGGCGTGGTACGGAGAACCATTGACCGGATACCCGACAATCACAATTTCCGGCACGGTAGAAATCCATGACTTTCAGACTCAACCGTTTTGGCAATACATGCCGCTGGCTCATATTGAAATTTGGACTGACGCAACCGGCGCAGTCTTTGCGCCTCGCGGTCGAGTGCTCGGGCTCGAAGTTCGAAATGGAACGGCCTTCGGTCGCAAGGCACTTGTCACGATGAATCGAACAACAGGTGCCATCAAATGGCAAAAGGACGTCGGTTTGGCTGACCCTGACTATACGGCAGGAACCACGGTCTCTGGAAACATCGCGTTCGCTGATTCTGATCAGGTTGTTGTGGCGACACTCTGCAGGCCAGTTCTTCAGGATGACGTTGATCTGGGTGAATGCCTTTGGGAATGGAACGGCACTGCGTGGGCATTGATTACAGATGGCTGCAGTGAGATTTCAGAGGCTGTTGCACCAGTGGCCGCTGGTACAACTATTGGTGAACAGCAGGCAGGAACGTGTGAGTTAATTTAACGGAAGCAAGACCGTCATAGTCTGCGACCGGCAGGCAGGCAAAACCACAGCACTGGGAGAGCCAGAGTGTTCAGATCACTCTGGCTCGCTGTGTTTCACGGCAGGTTTTGGTGGCTGAGCTTCTCGGCGGAACTCGTAAGCCACAAACTGAGCTTTTGTTTTCGACTCATTCCATCGAAAGCGAGCCCAGCAAGATGGGCATTGTGCAGGGCCATCGTTGAGATGTGTTCCACATTGCGGGCAGCGAGTTCGGCCTTCAAGAAATGCACAACCAAAAACGCCGATTGGACCAAACAGTAGGCAAAGAATAAAACCGCTGAGTGGCATATCTCGCTGGCTTGCAATCATGGTGCCCACAATGATGGAAGCAAACCACGTCCCAAGGAAATAACCGGCCATCACGCACACCCTCTCATCACCCACATCAGCAGCAGAATCGGGCCTGCGAAAATGCAGGCGCGGAGATCACGGGCGATTCGGCGCGTTGGGTTCATGGGGGACAGGATTGACGCAGTCGTGCGAAATGTCAAATGACTATCCAGCCGCACACAACCGTGCGACACTATAAGCATCGTAGTTCAGCATAAATGAACGTTTTGTAGAATGACCGCATTGCCTTCAGCCTGGGGGGATGTAAGATGTTCCCCGCCGCTTGTTGTGAGTCTACCGCGCTTGTGGCACTTTCTTATTTGCCATTTCGGGCTTCGTCCCGATGTCGCCCCGCGTTCATCAGGTAGACTCTGGTGGATGCGGGTTATTTTTTGCGCGACACCTTGCAAGGCATCCAATGCGCTCGACATGCCCAACTCGCTGTTTCGATATCGCCTCTCAGTTTCGATCATGGCGCGTTTGCGAGTAGCTATCTGGTCCGCTTCCGCTTCTTCAGTCGAGCGACCTCGGCATTCAGCGTTTGACGTATCCATTCGCTGAGATGCTTCAATCCAGCCGCTTCCCTCGCCTGATCGTACTGCGACCATTCAGCGTTGACCGCAACGAATGGGATTCGCTTCGACAGCTTTATGTCCGGATTCTTTTTTGGGCGTCCTTTTGCCATGCGCGGAAACGTATCACCTAAAATACTTTGCGTCAATGTTGAACACTTAGGGCCAGTTTCGTTGTGCTACGTATTTACATTTCGTTGTGTAACGAATATGGTCCGTAAGCGTGGAGGCTCATCGACCAGGGTGGTTTCCAATCGAGCAATTGTCCGGTTCGCCGGATCTTCTTCCCTCGCACGGGTCTGGTCACTCGTGCGGGGGATTTTGCGTTCTCGGATTCATCAAACGAAAAAAGCTTTCGAAACCTGGCAGTCTCAAAAGCTTGTGATTCGTGGGGCCGGTTGGCCCTGATGATGTCATTGTCCGGTCTTGGAGTAGTAATCCAAGACCAGACGTATTCCTCAAATTCCCCGGCGGGAAATCATTCGGAACGACCATACTCTGGTCGAGAAGGTTAGAGATGTCAACACAGGAAACGTGGAAATCATGGATTGACGAATGCAGAAAGCAGGAATTGCCGGTCGTAATAACAACTGGCGAGCCGTGGTTTTCGGTTCAATATCTATGCTCAAACTTTTTGATGATTGAAAAACACGAGGATTTTGCGAAACGCTGCAGGCAGGCGAATATCCAGATTCTGCGGGTGAATCGCAAATCTCTCATTCGATTTTCGGATGTGGAAAGCGTTTGCAATGAGCAGTCTGCAGAAGACGAAAACGGGATACCGGCTCCAGTTCCGGCTGAACAAAAAAGCACAAACGCTAAGTCTCGGAAAAATCCGAAAGCCTGAAGCTGAGTCGTTCAAGCTGCATTTCGACCGACTGGTTCTCGCCAACAAAGGGGCAGGGAAACTGACGTTAATTGACGTCGGCTGGTTGGCCGATATGCCGGACGAGCTTCGCGGGCGGTTGAAGGCGACAGGACTGATTGCTGCGGAACCAAAGGCGGCACAGAGTTTCGTCGGAGCCCTGGACGATTACGCGGCCAGTATGCAGACGTGGGAGAATTCAACGATCAAGGCTTGGCGGACTCATAGACGCCGGGCCTTTTTGTTTTTCGCGAATCGGCCATTCGGCGACATCACCGCGGGAGACGCTCGCGACTTCAAGCAGTTCATGCTGTCGGATCCAATGGAATTGGCTGAGAATTCCGCTCGAAAGACCATCGGCTGCTGCCGTCAGGTCTGCCAGTGGCTGATTGACCACGAGCGATTGACAAAGAATCCGTTTGGCGGCCAGCCAGTCGGCATCGGCAAAGCAAAGAATCAGGGGTACGTTTCAGCGGAGCAGGTTGAGCGGATCCTTCCTTCCTGCCCAAACAACGAATGGCGACTGCTGTTTGTGTTTGCTCGATTCGCTGGCATGCGATGTCCTTCCGAACCATTCAAGGCCAAATGGAGTTTCGTCGACTGGGATCGCGGCCGGATGCTTGTTGAAGCGCCGAAGAAAAAAGATACCCGGGTGATTCCGCTTTTCCCCGAGCTCCGGAAATATCTCGAAGAGTACCAGGCAGATCTGCCGGAAGGCGCATCGGATTGGATGCTGCCGAATCTTCGGCTGACATCCGGAAGCCTGCACGCTCCGGCGACAAAGATAATCATGCGGGCGAAACTCGAGCTCTGGCCGCGGCTGTTCCATAATCTTCGCTCGAGCTGCCAAACGGATCTGGCAGACAAGCACCCGCTGGCCGCGGTCTGCGCGTGGCTCGGGAACTCCGCGACAGTTGCGGCAAGGCATTATCTGCAGGTCACAGAAGCCCATTTCGAGGCAGCGACGAAGACCGCAACGCTTAGCCCTGAAGCTACGACATCCGAGGTTTGAAAATGTCGTAGCACTACGACATGCGGTCGGATTATTGTCGTGATGGCGATGAATGCCATGAGCCGGAAACGAAGAAACCCCAGCAAACAAGGTATTTGCTGGGGTTTCGCGTTAAACAATATGGACGATATTGGACCAATTTTTCAGGCGAATTCATTAGCGTAAATCACTCGCTACGACATTCCGACGACAAAAACAAAGAGGCCGCGGCTAAGCCTCTCAAATTACGTTTCCAAAACGCCTGTCAATAGTCTTCTCGCCTCGTTCCAAAACCACTCACACCGTTTCGGTATCGTCGTCGTCCGTTTCGGCTCGTTCCGGATTGACGCAAAAAACCGCCCGTATCTTTCCCCTCGTCACAAGTGTGGCACACAAACAAAGGGGAATAAAAGTGATACAGGAAAACGCACTACTCACACGGAAGGAACTCGCTCGACAGTTGAGCGTTGATCCGAACACCGTTGAGAAGCTTGCCGCGGCCGGCCGCATTCCGGCACCGATCGACCTGGGAGTCGGTGGAAAGAAAATGCTGCGATGGCGTCGGACGGATTGGGAGCAATGGCTGGCGACTGGAGTTGTTGAAACTGCCGCATCGAATGGCGGTGCAACATGAGCTTAACAACGTTTGAAATACGCGGCACGGTCGTTGCTAAAGGTGCGCCGAATCGGTGCAAAGACGGAAGCACAAAGATGTGCTCGATCGTCGTTAGCGATGAACTGGGCCTGATTCGGCTTTACCCTCTTGCGGTATCCGAAGACAAAGACATTCGCATTTGGTCCCGAATTTCTGGGCAGGTCCGCAAGTCGAACACAGACCAGCGGGCAGAATCCTTCCGTGTCGTGGATGTCGAGCCAACAGGTTCCATTGATGACTCAAGGGCAAAAGCCGACCTGATGAACTCGTGCGTGTTGCGATCCGGATACGTCGACCCGATCGAATTCCAGAACGAACGCAGACGCAGCATCTGTATCGTCAAGTCAGAGTCAGCACTCGGGGCTGAGCTGGAATCGAGAACGGAAGTCGATCAGGAACCGGCAATCGACAACGAAGATGCCTGGGTGATGACTCAAGCCGACTTTCCGTTCAAGCCATACATTAAATGGCGAAGCGTTCAGGGAGTATCACACCGAACGCACATTTGCTCGCAGGAGGTCTACATGGGAATGAAGCACAATGCGTCAAGCCCGTTCCGAATCTTTGAGAATCTCCATGTTGGTGACGCAGATTACGAGCACTGGCTGATTCTCGGAAACATGCGAGACCGGCGGAACGTGTGGGTCATTGCTCACATGCACCGGCAAAAAAAAATTGCTTCCGCTACGAATACAAACTCGCTGACTTTCGATGGCGACGAAAGAAACTGGCCCTACTCGCAGCAAGAGGCAATAAATGCGAGGACTGTGGAGCAACAAAGAACATTCAGCTTCACCACCTGATCTACCAGATAGATCGTGAGCCGTGGGAATACGCAGATGCAGAACTGCGTTTGTTGTGTCGGAATTGTCACAAAAGGGAGCATGGGAAATGAAATATCACGAGGCGGCAAACATCTTTCCGCTGATGGATGAAGACGAACTGCGGACGCTGGCAGAAGACATCGGACTAAGGGGCCAGTTGGTTCCGATCGAAATATGCGACGGGATGATTCTCGACGGTCGCAATCGTTGGGCAGCGTGCGAGTTTGCTGGGATCGAACCACTGACGGTTGAGGTCAATCCGAAAGATCCGGTTGCCTATGTCCTGAGTTTGAATTTGCATCGTCGGCATCTTGACGAAACGCAGCGGGCAATGGTTGGAGGGCGGGCCAAAGGCGTTTATGAGAAGCAGGCCAAGGAGCGGATGGCACGAAAGCCTTCTAATTCTGCTATGGCCAATTGTCCAGACCAAACAGGTACAGCACGAGACAAGGCCGGTGAGGCCGCGGGCGTCTCAGGCAAGTCAGTCGACCGAGCGGCCAAGGTGCTTGCATCAGGCTCAAAAGAACTGATCGCAGCATGTGACAGAGGAGAGGTGGCGGTTTCCGCCGCTGCGAAGATTGCAGACCTTCCGAAGGCTCGCCAGAACGAGATCATCAACAAGGCTAAGGACGAAGGTAAGCCGGTCGGCAAAGAGGTTGCAAAGGCCGCGAAGAACGTAGTGCCGCAATCTGCCGACGACTGGACCGAATCAGAAAAAGAACGCCGCGCCGCAGTGGAGCGAGGTGAGACCGTCGTAGCCAACAAAAAGGCGGATCGCCAGTTGATCCGATGGGCGAGCGAGAAGGGGCACTTCCTCCCAATCGACCGCGGAACTCAATGGGGAAATCCGTTCGTTGTCGGTGAGGACGGCGACAGAGACACGGTCTGTGATTCCTTCGAAGTCTACTTCAATCTGAAGCCGAGCTTGCAAGTCAAGATTCCATCTCTTGCGGGGAAGGTGCTCGGTTGCTGGTGCTTCCCTGAGCGATGTCACGGCAATCATCTGGTTGAGCAACTTGTTGAGCAGGAGGTGACGCGATGACGGGTGAAGAGTTTAAGGCAGGAGTTGCAGCAGCAAGGAAACGTGTGCAGACAATGGATTCGATCGACGGTTTCAAAGATCGATTCATGGGGACAATCCTCGCAGCGATGAAAGCGGGAATCCTTTTCCCAGAGACCGGCGCTCAATTCGATGCGTATGTGATGCTGGAGGACTACATAGAGCTGAAGGATTGCGAGGCACACCCATGAGCCGCGACATCATCCTACTAATCAACGGCGTGATCTATCAGGCCAGCCCGTGGCCGTCGCAAATGCCGAATCCCGGCAAGAACAGGTATCTGGTTTATCGCGAATCTGAATTCGTCGCGACTGCAAAGACCAAAAAGGAATTTGAAGAGAAGTGCAGGGACGGATGGTACGACGCATGTGCATCGGAGGTTACAGCACCATGAGTGAAACAAGATCCGACAGATCCAAAGAAGTCCCTGCCCTGATGGCACGGTGGCGGAAGAAAACAGGCGTTTCAATGCCGATCGAGATTGCTCAGTTATGCCTGGAGAAGATCAAGCTGGCAGTGCGGCTGATCGAGAGAGGCGACGTGGTGGCAGTTCCGAAAAGCCTGTCACTGGGAAATCCAAGCAGGCCGATCGACATCAGCGATGACTCACTCATGGACTGGGACAGAAACAGCGAGAACTGACATGAGACAAGCGACGCTATTTGATGAGCCGAAAACGAAGGCCGCTCCGATCGCTAGGGCCAGTGATCCGGTAACGAGCCACAAGGCGGCGGAGAAGATCGATGGAGCAGTGCATGTAACGCAGATGCAATGCTTGCAGATTCTTCGCGACAACGGCAGGCCAATGACATCAAACGAGATCGCTCAAGCCTGCTGCGATCGGTACTGCGAAGACCTGAAGCATCACGCGGTGATGTACTCACGGAAGCTGAGCAACTATCGCAAGCGAGCCGACGAGATCAAACGCAATAAAGACATCTGCGAGAAGTTGGAAGAAGAGCGGAACGGATCGCAGTTGTTCAGGGCGAGGGAGCAGACATGACAAGACCAATCCCGCACCCTGAATCACGATTCACTCCCCTATGGCAAGTCGAAGACTATGAACGAAATGACGGTCGAAGATACACGCAGTGGCTTTGCCAATGCTTGTGTGGAAAAACAAAAAAGGTCGCATCGCATCTGATTCGAAACGGGCACAAAAAGTCGTGCGGATGTTTGAGGCGAGAGAAGGCGAAAGCCAAGTGGGCAAGAGTCGCGGCGATGGGCCGCAAGGTTCATTCGGAAAACTGCAAGCAAAGGAGGCTCAGCAATGCCGCCACAGAATGAAATTATCTGCAATTTGTTTGTTCCGATGGCAATCACGCTCGGGCTGATCTGCACCGTGGCGTTGCAGTTCGCCTTTAACGGCAGCGACTTCTGAAACAGTCCGCAGCTCACTCCCAGACTTTAAGTGCGTCCGAGTGAGACGATCTGGCGTGCTGTGCGGCAAGCAGCGACCAGAAGAACCGTGCGATCCGGTTTACTAAATCAAGAGTGTTCGGAAAGCGGCTGGCTCGTTGCTGGTCGTGGCCCCTTGCAACGGCGGGGGCCGAATACAAGCGGGCTCGGCATGGATCAAAGCCGATCGGGTGATCTCCGACGCAAACGATTTGCGGCCCGTTTTTTCAAACAACAAAGCAAGGAGGTGTTTAGTGTTAGTTCTGAGCCGAAAAGCCAATCAGGAAATCTGCATCGGTGATGACATCCGCGTGATGGTCATCGAGATCAGGGGCGACAAAGTCAGGCTTGGCGTTACGGCTCCGCGGGACACGTCTGTCCATCGTCACGAGATATATGACGCTATCAAGCAAGTCATTGAGTCCAACGACAGTGATTGTGATTGAGTCACACCTGCGGGCGGCTCGCCAGCGGTGGCGTTCACGGTCGTCAATGGCCGTCCGCAGGATGTGTTTTGTATGGAGCATTTTGAATGAGTGGCAGCACAAAACGTCGCGATGCAAAGCTGAATACATCAGGCCGATATTTTCCACAGGAGTATCCGAGCCACGAACAGATCGCAGAGCAAAAGCGGATACAGGCCGAGATCCTCGAGGAAAAGATTGCAAGGGGGCCGGTTGATCCGGAGGGCACATTGGTGAGGTCGACGAAAGTTTATTCGCTGAAGATGCTGCCCGGTGGTCGTGGAGTGCTGAGGGGTCAGGGATGAAAAACAGGAATCAAGGTAAGGCCAGCAAGTTTAGAAAGACAGCCAGATGAGTAGTGTGTCAGTTTTGAAGTGCCCGGATCCGGGTGTGTATGAGAACGTTGCCGCAGAGGACTACTTTGCTTGGTCGGCGGTCAGCAACTCGAAGTTGAGTCTGTTGAAGCGGTCCCCGCGGCACTATCAGCACGGGTTTAGCGAAGCAACGCCAGCAATGCAGTTGGGCTCATTGGTGCACAGCGGTGTGCTTGAGCCGTTGGCGATTGCGAAGCGTTATGTGTTCATGCCCGATTATGCCAAGCATCCCGGCAACACAACGGCCAGCGGTGATCGGTCGTTTTCCTCCGCTACCAAATTCGTGAAGCAGATGGAGGAGAATTTTCGCCAACTAAATTTCGACAAGGAGATTGTGACAGAAGACCAATACAACACGATGGTCGGCATGGCGACGGCTCTGGCGGACAATGACAAGGCAAAGCATCTCCTGCGAGAAGGACGGGCCGAAGTCTCTGTTGTTTGGGACGATCCAGAAACGGGCTTGCGGTGCAAAGCTCGAGCGGACTGGCTCAAGCCGGGCATTATGGCGGACCTGAAAACGACGATGGACGCGGGCCAGTTTGAGCGGTCAATTGTCAAGTTTGGTTATCACCGGCAGATGGCGTTTTACACGCGCGGCCTTATGGCCAACGGCATCGAAGCGGATCCGTGGATCATCTGCGTTGAAAAGTCTGCTCCATTCGGCTGCAGATGTGCCCCGATGGATTCCGAAGCACTGCGGATTGGTGCAAACGAGATTGATGAACTGTTCGGCCTGCTTGTCGAGTGCCAGGCTCGTGACTTCTGGCCGGGGTATCAAAACCCGTCAGTCTGGAGTGTTCCGGAGTGGTACTCAAAATCTGAGCAGCTTGAACTTATTGTTGATGGTGAAACCGTTCTTATTTGATCTGGAGGTGTGTTTTGAAAGCGAATGAATTGTGCCCGTCCCCGAATCTGCAGGCGTTAGACATCGGAACGGAATTGGGTGACTCAGTCAACGTGACAATGAAGGGGTTCGACAAGTCGGAAGTGGGCAAGGAAAGGCAGGTCCGGTCTCGGCTGTTTGTCGAAGAGTTCGACAGGCCACTGGTGATCAATAGAACCAACGTGAAGGCGTTGATTGATCTGTTTGGGAACGACACGGCAGACTGGATCGGAGAGTCATTCAATCTGTACGTCTCGGAAACGTCGTTGAACGGCGACACGGTTAGGTGCTTGCGAGTGCGAGCGGTGAAAGCGGAAAAGGTTGTGGAGGATAAGGCGGCCGGCACGAAGTCGACACGGAAAACTAAGTGAGATCTGCTGTGATTCGATTGATCGTCAACGCGGTTCCGATTGCACAACCACGAGCAAGGGCCACAAGTCGAGGGGCTCACGCTGCCATGTACTCGCCAACAACGGTGAAGACAAAAGCAGGTAGGAAACCGCATCCGATTGTGGCGTTCAAAAATGCGGTACGGGCCGCGGCGGTCAGCAATGGGAATGATGGGACAAGCCTGATCGATTCTGCTTTGCGGGTCGACTGCTGTTTTGTCTTTCCAAGGCCGCAGCGACTGCTAAAGAAGAGTTCTCCGAAGTGTCGTTTGCCACACATCATTAAGCCGGACAGAGATAATCTTGACAAAGCTGTTCTCGATTCTCTGACCGGCCTTGTGTGGGTCGACGATTGCCAAGCTTATTCAGGGCTGATTGAAAAATACTACGTTGCTGCCGGGGAGGATCCTCACGTTGTCATCGTTATCACAAAGATCGGATTCATCTGTGATTGATCAAATTCCTGTTTCATATTTTGCCAGGCCATCATGGTTGCTCGCACCGCTCGAGGAACTGACTCAGTTTCCGACAGAGCGAATTGCCACAAATCTTTCGCGGCTGAATCGATATGCCGGGGCAGTTGAGTGGACTGTTGCTCAGCATTGTTTGTTGGTTCATGAGTTGTGCGAAGGGTACTCAAACCGCGTAAAACTGTGGGCGTTACTTCACGACGCTCACGAGTGCTGGATTGGGGATATGCTGCGGCCGGCAAAACAGTTCGCGGGCCATGCTATAACTGAAGCTGAAAGGCATCACGACGAGCAGATTTGGCGACTGTGTGGATTCACGCCGACGATTGAGGAACGGTTGATTGTGGCTGAAAAGGACACTGCCGCGATAAATCATGAGTTCACGTTGGCAGAAACGCGGGGCACAGTGTTTGAAGTGCCAGTCAGTCAATGGACTGTGAAGTGGCGTTGGCACGATCGTGTTTCGTGCCTGCTGCTCGATGTGTCTCAGGAGTCTGGACGATGAGCGGCCATTCTTCGCGGCTGGCTTGGCTGAAGGCTCACGGATTTCTGGCAGACAATCGAGCGGTGGAGCTGGCAGAAATTGGCAATGTGATCTGGGTCGATGGACACAAAGGCAAACGGATGGTGTCGCTTTGGCTCTCGACTCGAGACGGCAAGGCAATCATTCACGGGATCACAGAACCAGCGTTGACGTGGGAGCAGGTTCAGGAATGGATTGATCCAAAACCGGAACCAGAAAAAGAGCCGGTTAAGGTGCAGAAGAGTTTTTTTGAAGATTGATGGAGCGTCTTTGTGGCTGGCGATTACCCGCAGAGGGATAGTTTTTTTTCGCATCGATTCGTCAGGCTGCTGATGAAGTCATGTGCGGCGCTGGACATGGGGCCGACTGCGTGCCTCTTGTTGTGCTACGTCGCTCACACTGAGGACGCAGCAAAATACAGGGGAGCTGTCAGGTTCTGGAATCAACAGTTGATGACCGTGATGGGGTTTAAGTCTCCAAAGCAACTTATTGACGCCAGGGCAAAGGCTGTTGAGGCTGGCTGGCTCGTTTATGAGCGGTCAGGAAATCGCGAAGTCGGTCAGTACTGGGTGACGGTTCCAGACCATTTTGAGGGGCTGACAGACGGAATCATTGAGGCGAACTGTTCCGTTAATCATTCCGAATCCGGAACGAATAGCGGAACGAATACGAAACGGATAGCGGAACGAATAAGTGACGGATCCCGGAACGAATACGAAACGGAAAGCGGAAAGCCTTCTATCCCTATACCTTTACCTGATCCTATACCAGAAACACAAAGGGACGCTGTCGCGTCCGTCGTGCCCCAAGTGGTTTCAGTCAATGCAGTGGATGCGGCTCCGGTCAAAGCTCCACGGCGGCCGAGCCAAGTGTTCGTGAAACCGACCGTCAGCGATGTCATCACCTATGTGATCGAGATCAAAGCGACTGTCGACGCAAAGACGTTCTACGACTACTACGAGTCGAATGGATGGCGAGTCGGGCGCAACCCGATGAAGGACTGGAGAGCGACTGTCCGCCAGTGGCAGAATCGGAATCAGCAGGGGAGTTTGTACAGCAATGGCACAAAACCACGACATTCAGCGGCGACCAGAGAGCAGGCCAATGCAGACGCCTTCGCAGCCTTCGACGCCGCCGCTGCTGCCCAAAGCGGTCGAGATGCGTCCGAAGATTGGAGAGGCTCTGACACGCCTTTGCTCACTTAAAAATCAAGCACAGTTCACCACGCATCAGCTCGAGACGTGGTTGGCAACGCTGAGCATCTTTCCGCCAGAGGTTGTGAACCGTGCGATTTTGGAAATAGCACTCTCAACGGATCAGTTTCCAGACTGCGGAAAAGTCGTCGCGAAATGCCAGGTTGAAATGCAGAAGAAAACGAATCAGGTCACTCAGGCGGATCCAAACAAGCCGTCGAAGGGCACAGTTGACCGAGTGGCGGCGGCGTTCAATATCAAGGTCAGTTGAACAGTTAAGACATCGGACGGAGCGCCGAAACCCTCACGGATGATTCCATAGGAATCTTTGTGTGAGTTATGCAATGTCCGCAGTTCTCAGTGATTTTCAGTTTACGTTCGATGCGTGTTGTGTGGGCCAGATTCCTCTGCGGGTGTTTCTGGAACCTCAGAGCAGTGTGATTGAGGCGGCAAAGCCTGAAGTGATTGATTGCTGGAGTTTGGTGGATTTGTACGACGAATTGTTGGCGGCCAGTGACAAGGAAAAGCGAGTGTCATTGAAGACAATCAGAGACAACCGGGCTGCACTCCACAAGTTTGAAGCCTGGGGGAAGGCTCAGCATCGAGTTGTGGCCGGCAGATCTTTGAGCCTGCTTGAGCAGCCAAAGATTCTTCGGAGTTATGCTGAGGTTCTCCGGGCTCAACCGAAAGGGAATTCGTCGGCGATGGCCTCAAAGGCTCTGTCGGCAGTTGGCAAGCTGGCCGGGGCATGTGTTCGGGCTGGAATGCTGAAGCAGAAGCCGGAGACGGTCAGTAAATCAACGATCAATCTGCTGAGGCCGCGGACTGAAGAACAAAGAAGAGTCAAGGCCGTTCCGGTCACTGTGGGCGAGCTTCAGGCGATGCTGGCCGTTATTGACGGGTGCCGGTGGCCGCGGCTCGGGAAAGTGAAACCGTCAGTGTTTTGGCAGACCAGTTTGCTCGCTCATTACGTCTACGGGTTTCGTTCACAGGATTGGTTCGCCGCACGGTCGGCCGAGAAGAAAGGGCTATTGTGGTCCGGGGTGATAACCTCGAGTCAATGCCCTGCTCTGGATGATCTGCACAATGCAGCCGGTTGGGCGTGGTACCTGGTACACAAGACAGCGAAAAAGGATGAAGCGGCGGAGCGGCCGTCAGACGTGTTGGTTCCGTTGTCGGCGAAAATGCGTGATCTGCTCGAGCAGTTCCGCGGGCTGGATCCAGACAGAGTGTTTCCACTGGCGAACAATTCGCGGACATACTCGGAAGAGTTCGCGAGACTGCTTGACCGTGCTGGGCTGTCTGATGACTCGCGACGGAAGGAAAACAAGCCGATCATTCGGCTGAGTCTCGGTCAGAGAAACGTGGCCAGTTTTCGAAAGGGATCGTCGGCCATGTGGGCGAAGTATGTCAGCCGGGCGGCATCCAGTTACATGCTTCACCATGCGGTCAGCGAGGAGGGCGTAGCAAAGATGACCGCTGATAGTTACCTGCAGAACGAAGAGATCTTGAGAGACATTGTCGCGAAGATTGAAACGTTGCCGGTGTGGTCGCTTTGATATCGGAGTGGAACATCCGCTGTTCACAAAAACAAAGGGGAATTGCAAATGACGAACATGAATCGACTGATGCTGATCGGCTGCAGCAAGACCAAAAAAGCCTGCGAGTATGACAGTCGCGTCGGCGGTCGAGTCGTTCCGGAGCAGTTGTACGGATCTCAGTTGTTTTCGAAGCGGGTGGAGTATGCGAACGCTAAGAATCTTCGCTGGTATGTTCTCAGTGCTCGTTACGGCGTTTGGCGGCCGACGATCGGAATGAAGCCGTACGACCAGACTTTCGCTGACATGACTCCGGCTGACATCGCAGCATGGCACTCCAGTTGTGCTCTGTGGCTGTTGGAGGAATTGTGGGAACCATTCCACCAGAAAGAGTCTGCGGAGCCGCTGAAGCCGTCAGAACTCACCATCGAGGTTCACGCCGGTGCTGACTACTGCCATCCGCTGGCGGAGATCCTGAAATCGGTGGGAATCGTGGTGGAGCTGCCGCTAGCTGGACTCGGGATCGGTGAGCAGTTGGCATGGTATTGTCAGGCTAAACCAGTCGAGAAGAAACTATGGAAGCAACGCAGAAAGGTATCTCATGTCGCAGCAATTGACGGGGCAGATTCGGCAGATCGACCTGGACAAGAGGACCGGGAGACTGTTGTCTGCGGAGGGCCGAAAAGTGGAGATCTATTTTGGGCCTCGGGAAGTGGAGGCAGTGAAGCGGTGCTTTAAGGCAGGAGTCGCATGTGTCTTTGACGGCCAGTGGGTCGATGGTCTTTTCTTCGATGTGTGGGCCGTGCGATGAAAACGAAGAACAAGACGTACCAGACACGAAGGAATGCCGGACTCTGTGCGATGTGCGGCAAGGTTGAGAGCGTTCGATTCCGCTGTGAGGAATGCAACGCGGTCAACAACCTGAGGATTTGGCGTTTGAGAAGGTCACGCCGCGAACTGGCGGCACAAGAGTAACAGAGGTATTCCGTTCCGATAACAGGGTGAAACCATGACAATCGAAGAAATCATTGCTGAGCTATCTCAGCACAACCCAAAAGCACAGGTCACGTTCTCAGTCTCTATCGATACGTCGGAAGATCCTGAGCAGCGTTGGTTCTGCGAGGATGGGCCGGAATCGATTTTCGGGAATGCTCACCCAGTGCAGGAGCGAGAAAACGAAACCGTCGTGACGATTTGCCTCGTGGCAGAATCGAATCTGTGAGCAGCGGTGTGACGCTACCGCTGTCGGTTTTTGATGGGAGTTCACGCGTGGAAGATCCTGAAATGATTTCGATGGGCATTATCACCATAGCGACGGTGGTAATTATTGCGGCTGCGATCTACGAGAAGCGTAGGCAGGAAAGGAAGCAGGCGGAGCGTGATAAAGCAATCCGTGCCCACCTGCTCAAACACGCGTTGTCATGGACAATAGAAACTCAGAACGACAAGACGCCGTTTATGAGTGATTTTCGTGAGTAAATGAGCATCGGAATAACTGTCCTCTGGTGGTCTGGAAAGGCCGGAACATGCTAGATAAATCATTCCGAACGATCGCGGTGGAGGTAGATACAACCATCGAGCGGAAGTGTGAAACGTGCGTGCTCTGGCAACCTGACGTGGTCAATCCGTGGAACCTGGAGCGTCGTCGCTGCATGTGTGCGATTCCGGCATCGGTGCAGAGAGGCACAAGATACTCAGGATACACGCGGTCATCGGATGGATCGCATTGTTTGTTCTGGAATCCAAAGAAGTAACAGCGGATAACCATAGCTCTGTTGGAGGTGATTCGATGCCGGTTACGGTTTACGAAATCTGGAGCAAGCTGCAAAACGGGGCATGGGAAATGGTCGAGTCTGGGACTGGATCCGGTAAGTCTCGGCTCGCAATGTACCAGAAGCGGCACCCGAAAATGGAGTTTCGATTAGACACCTCGGAGCGAAAGTAAACGCGGTTCGGAACTCCGGTGTTGCCCTAAGCCATTGACAGCGAAACAAACCCTGGTACACTGACGGCACCGCTTGGCTCTCAAAACTACACTGTGACTGCTGACCGCCCTCAGAAATGTGGCGGACTTATCGCGTCGTGGGGTGAGCTGTGGCTGCAAAGTCCAAAAGCTGGTGGCAATCCAAAACGATTTGGATTAACGCAATCACTGCTGCGACCGCGACTCTCACCGTGCTTGGTGGTCAGCAGATCGTGGCCGATCACCCTGCAATCGCTGCGGGCATCGTCGCTGTCATTGGCGGGCTAAACATCGCCCTGCGAATCATCACCGTGCTGCCGATCGGTGGTGAGTGATGGCCAAAAAAGCCCCTGCAAAGACGGCACCGGCAAAGCGAAAGCCAGCGGCTAAGAAAGCCCCTGCCATCGCTGTCGTGCCACCGAAGTCAATCGCGTGGCGGTCTTGGTTAGTCAGTGGGGCCAAGGCTGCTGCGTGGATTGTTGCCGGGGCTGTGGCTGGCGTTTATGCGGCGGGCGGCATTGAGGTTGGGCCGGGGCCGGTTGGCGACGTGTTGCAGACATCCTATGCGGCTGACCGAGTAACACAGATTGCGGTGCTTCGGGATCTTGCAAAGCAGCCGTTCGATGGAGCGACCGCAGACGGGAAAATCGCTGCTCAAGACTGGTTCAACGTCCAGCGGTTCCGCAATCGGCCAACGGATTACACGCCGTACACTGATGCGGTTGCGGAGGCAATCAACGCAAACTCCGAAGAGGCTTTAGCCAACGAATTAGAATAAAAATGACCTGACCGGGATTGCACTCCCGATCAGGTCTGACAAGGTAAAACTGGACGGAATCACAATGTCAGAAATGATGATAACGCAGAAAACTGAACAATTCGAGCCAGAGCACACGCTGGGCGAATACAACGGAAATGCCGTGCGATGCCGATCCGTCAACGGGGTTCTGTTTCTGTCGGCCACTGATATGTGTCAGGCAGCCGGAAAGCGATGGAATAAGTACAACGCAAATCAGCAGACCCAAGAGTTTATCGCGAAACTATCCGAAGATTTACGATGCCCGAATTCGGGCATCGTGATTTCCCTGAAAGGCGGGCAGGGAGAGCAAGGAACGTGGGTTCATGAAGACCTTGCCTATCACCTTGCAATGTGGTGCAGCCCTGAGTTCCAGTTGTGGTGCATCCGGCAGATAAAGGCACTGACACAAGGAAAGCCAGTTCATCGTGAGATCGCTGAAGCCCATGTCGACACAATGGGTCTTCTCAATCGCGTGGCAGAACTACTTCACTCGCAGGCGTCAGAGTCATACGCAAGAGATATGAGAATCGAAGTAAAGTTCGATAAGCACGCTGAGGAAGTTCGGAATGAGTTCAGCAATGTACACCAGCGACTTGACGAGATTCAGACGCGAAGAAACCTATCTGAAGCTACGAAGGCGAATCACTGTAGGATAGTGAGTATTTTTTACAGCGGGAAATGCCCTTGCTGTCAGGATGTTCGCATCATTGATGAGTGCGGATTCAAAATACCAAACATTCTGGAATACGATCACTGGCTCAGTAAAACACAACCCGGATTGTCACAGACATGGCCGGTGTGCAAGTCGTGTAATACAGAACTAAAAAAACAGGATGTCAAGGCTGCGGCAAGATCCTTCTTCGAGACATATCAAAAGCGGCGATCGCAGTTACATGATAGGCCGCGAGTCCGATGCCTGCCCGGAATGGAGGACGCACGATGAGCGATCCACGAGTCGGCTACTGGCTGCATGATGTTGAGGACTTTGATTTCCTGAAGTCTCTCCCCGGTGAATCGTCCGTTTTGGCGATGCGCGGCAGTTACAGTGAAGTCAAGGTTGATCCTCGCGCAGTGATGAAGATTGAAAATCAGGGCAGCGTTGGCAGTTGCCAAGGGCACGCCCTCAGTTCATGCGTCGAACTGTGCTACTACATTGCGACAGGCGACCTGACTCGGCAGTTAAGCAGAGCTTTCGGTTATTACGAAACGCAGCGAATCGACGGCATTAACGGCGACAGGGGCTCGACCATAAGCGGCGGGATCAAACTCGCGACAACTCTCGGAATCCCACGGGAAGAACTCTGGAAATACTCTGGCCGCTACGAAAACCGCAGGCCATCGAATTGGAATGAAATCGTTGAAGACGCAAAGTTGCATCAGGTCGGCCAGTCATACCGAATGGAATCATACGACGGGGTTCGGACGTTCCTTGGAAGCGGACAAGGCGGCATTTCGATCGGAATTTCGTGGAGTGGGGAAGTTGACCGGCCAGTCGTCAACAGTTTCAGCGGAGCAGGCGGCGGCGGACATGCCATCGCGTTGCTTGGACTCTCAGAACGGCTTGATCAGTCCGGGCGTCCATACGTTTGGATGTTGAACAGTTGGGGAGCTAACTGGGGCAACAAAGGCTGGTCTGAGTGGGCTCCGAGTGCTGTTGAGCAAATGCTAAAGCATCAATACACGGCTTGCTTTGGGCTGTCAGACATGCCAAACGTCAAACCTCGTGAGTATACACTTGAAGATCTCAAAAAGGGGCTTGCGATATGAGATGGTCATTGATTGCATTGCTGGCACTCGGATGCGGTGACTCAGGAGAATTGACTGCGTTAAAGCTATCACTGGCAAATGCTCAAGAATCTATTGTCGACACGCAATCAAAGCAGATCGACAAGACCGACGAAGCAATCGGCATTCTGAAAGACAACACAACCGCACTGGCCGCGATACAGGCCAATATCGAAGCACTACAGGTCAAATCCGAAACCCCCAAAGGTCAGGAGGTGATCCAGTCTAGTGAGTCCCCGGCAAAAGCGAACGACACCCCAAATCCTCTCAAGGTCGCTACGCCGGGGACTTCTTCTGAATCATTAACCGAACTGGCGACACGACTTTACGGCCAAGGCGTTTCAGTCCACATGAAGACCGAAGACCAGTTGCGAGCGATCGACGCGCAACTGAATGGAGGTGCGCCGGTCACTGGTGCAATCTTTCAAAATCAGCGAACGAGTGCAGTCACCAGTCAACGCTCTGCTGTTCGACTTGTTCCACGGGGGAAAGGTGTCGTTCGGTGGCAGAGAAATACGTCTGGACAAACCTGTGGTCCCAACGGCTGTTATTGAGGGCGATTGCTTGGTGTGGACATTCCCGGAGCCGGTAAAGGTGTCAACGCCGGGGCCGGATTCGAGATTGAGAGAAGTCAGACAGTATCGAGATCGGATTGAGTTCGAGTTGTGGCCGTGGGCGAGTGTTAGGATCGAGTTTGAATGACAGCAGCATTTTCACAACGCGACGCTTATTCAATCGAGGCGCAGGCCTGGCGAGAGTTCGGCGTCGTTCCAATAGCGGCCGGCGTGCTCAAGGAATCGAAGTCGCAACGACAGAAGCGGCATCGAATCAGCGAGACAATAGCCAGCGGCTTGACGGTGCTGGAGTCGAACAGCCCACCGCGATCACGAGACGAAGCGATCAGAATGATCGTCGGAGCCGTCGGCATGGCTCTGGCGTTCTTGTTTCCGCAGTATCGCTTGGCAATTCAGGTTGCTGGCTGGCTGTGGGATTACGTGCACGGTGATCCAAAAGCAATAACACAACAAGACTGACAACAGGAATCGAGGCGAATGTGGATCGACGAAACAGCGAACGAGCATCATTTGAGGACATGGATTAAGCATTGTCCCGCGATGAAACTCGTCAGCACTTTGGATGGTCAAATTCTTTGGGCCAATGCAGCGTTTTGTGATTGGTCACAGTACACATTGACGGAGTTAAGGCGGCTCACATGGATGGCAATCAGCGTGCCTGACAAAAGTCTGGAAGCTGATGTTGATGAGGCGAGAAACCTCGATGCGTACAATCCAACGTACCAAGTTAAGAAGCAATATATCCCCAAAGGCGCGAAGCCGGAGTGGGGCCAGTTGACAGTTATGAGATACCCCTTGTCGGGTGAGATTGAATGTTGTCTCTGCACATGGGAGCCACTAAAAAACGGGACGGCAACAGCGTTTGCGATGGCGATGGAACATACTCAGAAACTGGATGCGAGAATTGAAGCGATGACGATGGAACTCAGGGCAGTGACAACGCAGACGGATGAGGACAAGTTCGTCCTCGGAGCAATCAGAATGGTTCAGCGATATCCCAAAATGACAGCCGCGTGCGTCGCGTTTGCGCTGTCGATTTTCGGTCTGAACAATGTTGTGGAATTGTTGCAGCGAACAGGGGTCGTGAACCTTCCAGTCAAGGTCACGATGCAGGAACAAGTCGGACAGTAAACGCGGATCGTTGATCCGCTGTTGTTGAAAGTGAGCAAATGAGCGTCGAAGCAGTCATTGCAACGCAGGTAATCGACACGACAACGGTCGGCAGGTCAGTCATGACTGCTGTAGACGCTGCGGCGGCACGGACGGCGTTAGGACTTGGGACTCTTGCGACACAATCCGGCACATTCAGCGGCACCCATTCAGGAACATCGAGCGGCACGAACACTGGCGACCAGACAACAATCTCTGGCAACGCTGGATCAGCAACAGTCCTGCAAACCGCCCGAACTATCAACGGAGTCAGTTTTGACGGCTCTGCGAATATCACAGTGACTGCTGCAGGATCTACCCTTTCGGACACTGTGACCGTCGCGAAAGGTGGCACTGGATTAACTGCACTCGGAACCGCATTGCAGGTGTTGCGAGTCAACGCTGGTGCGACGGCTCTGGAGTATGCCACGGCAAGCGGGGGAACTCCGGGCGGGTCATCAGGACAGGTCCAGTATAATAACGCCGGGGCGTTTGGCGGCATGACGGCTGTCGTGTACGCAGGTTCCGGAACGCTCGTGACAGTGACGTCACAGGCCGCGTCAGACGTTCCACTCCTTGTAAAAGGTGCGGCAAGCCAGTCCGGAAATCTCATCGAGACGCGAAACAGCAGCAACACGGTGCTGACAGCGATCACGTCTGCTGGTGATATCCTCTGCGGTATGCTTCGCAGTAGCACTGGTGCAACTACGTCCGCAATTTACGTAGCGGAAGGACTGCGAAAACGCTGGGAGCTAAGTGGCGCTGAGCAAAATCAGTACATGACTACCGGGTGTGCGTTTGACGGTGGGTCAAATTGGATCTTGATCGGTGGGGGCGGTGCTCCGAGTTATGCACCCGGATCATCGACGCATCGAGTATCACTCGACATCAGCAATCGGATCTTATACCTCGGTACGAACGTGCTGACTTCACCGCTTGGATACACGCTCGCCGGTACGGGTGGAAGCGGCACGAACATCGCAGGCGGAAAGATTACAGTCGCTGCAGGACGTTCCACTGGAAACGCAACTCCGGCGGTCGTGGCATTGGCATCAACATCTGCCGGTAGCAGCGGCACGACTCTACAAACACTTCGCGACTGCTTGCAGGTCGACGGCAATACGACGGCAGCGGAGACACCGTTGCTGTTGCTCGATATTGACAAGGGGACATTGCAGCGTGTCTCGATTGGTGCGGCAGATTCTGGCGGTACAGGTTTCAAAGTTTTGAGGGTGCCGAACTAATGGACAAAATCACAATCACAATCACTCGCGGGTGTGACGCTCAAGGCGTCGGCGGTGCAGTCGTCGACAATGCGGCTGCTGTCCTCGGTTCGATGCCTGACGGTACGCCAATCGTTGACGCTCTTGTCGCTGCATTTGCAGACGCTTACGGAGTCCATGAGGTGGACGGCGAGCCAGTCAGCGGCTATCGCAACCTGTCTTACCGATGCCGTCAGTACATGACGGAAATCGTTGCAGCGTATGCAAGCAAACAGGCAGCAGCAGCGGCACAGAGTCAGGCTCAGGCTGCTGTTGCTCAGGCTCTTGGTTCTGTTCAGATTCTGGAGTCATAATCCGTGGCGACACAAACAGTCGAATTCAGAAGCCCGCCATCGCAAACAATCACGGCAAAATTGTTTGCTGTTGGTAGCGATACGCAGGTCGCGTCGGTATCCAGCACGGAAGCGACAAACCGAAAAGGCACTTATTCCGCAGCCTACACCGACGTTGCGGCAGGCGAGTATGAACTGATTGCACTGGTTGGTGCTGTGCCGGTTGCTCGATGGTTTGTGACTTTGACGCTGACGACTGCGACGTTTCAGGCTTACGACAAATCAAGAGCGGAACTGGACTCCGCTGTTGGTACGCAGATAACGAACATCGAGAACGCATCAGGGTATCTCTTGGCTGTTCTGGCCGGAGCATGTGCAGACCCGCAGACGGCATCAGAGACTTATGCAATCACGGTGTTCGGGTCAACGTTTACGGTCGACATGGCCGGGCAGACATCCACTGGAACAAGGACAGCTCCAACGCTGACTAAATCATGAGCACGGGAAGATTTGCACAACGGGGGTTTGCCTTTCAGAGCTTTGCGTTTCGGACGTGGGGGCTGGCTGGGGGTTCAACGGCAGATTCAGGCGTTCCCTCTGGTGGTGTTGTCGCCAGTCAGTTAAGCCGATCCGTGTTTGCAAGGCCAGATCGATGTGTTGATGCGTCACAGTTCAGCCGTGTTGTTGTGGCATTACCGGAGCGAATCAGATGACGACATGCGTCGATTTCGATGGCACTATTTGCAAGCACGTAGACGACACGCTAGTACGGTATGCGGACTTCGGGCCAATGCTCACGAGTGCCGAAACTATTAGCTCGGCAACGGTGACATGCGCGGACGATACCGCCCTGACAATCACAGCGGTGACAGTTATAAGCACTGACACATCGGTGCCGACACGACAGGGATCGCGATTGATCTCGGCCAACAAAGGGATCTCATTTGCCTTGGCTGCAGGGACAGCGATTGCCGAGACCGCAGAGCCGATTCGGATGAAGATCTCAGCGACGCTCAGCACGGGCAAAATGGCGGTCAGAACGGCACGGTTGAGGGTGTCTAATTGAGGGTAAAAACGGGGTCAAAATCGGCCTAAAAACCGCCCTAAAATGGGCTTAAAAATGGCCCAAAACTAGGCAAAAACATGCCAAAAACACGGAAAAAACGCGACGGAATGCCACAAAACGCATCAAAAACATTGGGGTTTTCGAATCGAAAGGTACTCCCAGCACCCCCCGGAGGGGGCGCGCCTCCTTC